GATCTTACTGGTCTAGTCAGCAGTTTCTTTTCCCGACGCTCACGTGTTTTCGCTTTGGTGGTGTCATGAGTGCATTGGATGCAGCCATTGTTCCTGACATAGCGTCCATTCGTGTGACCGCGCGAGCATGGCCGACCACCAAGATAAATCTTCAGGCCAGAAGCGATTGCAGTATCGCGACCTGGAATTCTGGCCGGCACGCTACTTCTTCCCGCCGTGATAGGATTTCTGGCCAGGTGCCGCGCCTTTCGCCCGCGCGATCTGGCCGATCACCGCGCCCGGCACGCCCTGCGCCTTGAGCTGCGCGGCGCGTCCGCCGTGCCCGAGCTTGTTGCTCTTGCCGCGAAACGTCCCTGATTTCTTCGTGGATTTCGCCACCATTTTCCACCCCAAACGCGTCCAGCGCCAAGCGGTTCCGTCCGCAGCGTAGAACCGATCTTGTGTTCGGTATAGCGGTTTCATTGGAGGGACCGCGGAGGCGGCCCCCGGCCAGGGTAGCCGCCTCCTAGCGAGCGCCACGTTGCGACACACACCGCTCGCATGCGCCAGCACGTGCCACAATCGTTACGCGAAGTCGAGCCCACCAGGTGGGCAAGCCATGGTTGCAGGGAAAACCCCCGGGGTTATCCGTTACCCCGCCATCCAGCCCTGGCTCACGCTGGCGCCGATCTGCTGCACCAGCGCCCGCGGCGGTGGCCGGGGCCGGCGTTCCGCCACCGGCTCGGCGAACGTCAGCACGATCGCGTCCCACTCGTCGCTCGAGCGCACGCCGCGCGCCCGCAACTGTTCCTTGCTTTCCAAAACCAGCCGCTGATCCGTCGTGCGGTACGTGTAGCCCGGCGCGCACGCGTCCGCCTGGATGCTGTCCAGATCCGGCAAATCTGCGCCGCCGGTCTGCTCCAGCCATTCCTTGGAATGCATCCACATCTCGGACCGCCGGTTGGCGGGCCCGGCGCGCTTGGTGCCGTCTGACAGGATCAGCGTCTCGGTCAGCGGTGCCGAACCGAAGTTCACCAGCGTCACCGTCGACTTGTAAGGCTCGCCCCAGGCGACCAGCACGTCGTAGAGACGATCGCCACCACCGCCCGCGTCGATGAACATCCTGATCGGGCGATGCTGGTCGATGATGTCCTTCAACCACGCGAGCGCTTCCGTGGTGCCGATCTTGGTCCGGCTTTCGATCGACAGCACCTTGCGGCCTCGCCGCCATGCCACGGAGAACCGGTCATCGCCGAACCGTGCCGGGTCGACGCCCACTACGAGTGGCCCGATCCCTTCCAGATCGTTCTTGCGGGCCGCAATGACCATCTCGGGATCGATGTAGCTACTTTCGCCGGCCGCTTCGAACATCTCGCGCGTGTTGGCGGGATACTCGCGCTTGAACAGCTTCGGATCGCGCAGCTCGGCGATCTTGGCGCGTCGCCACACCATTTGGCCGTCCGTCAGGTTGTAGAGACGTTGGTATTGCTGCTCTTCGGCATCCGGCGACCAGCCATACGGCACCTCGCGCAGGTATTCGTCGGACCAGTACCACGGCATGAAGATGGCTTCATAATCGCCGATGCCGGCTTCCGCCTGTTGCCACGCCTCGTAGAAATCGCCCCACGGGCCGTTGCCGGTGCTTTCCTTGATGATCTCGGTACCCGGCAGATCGGGCACGGTCTGCACGATGCCTGCCTGGTGCCCGGCGGCGTTCGGTGACCAGGCGACCTCCGACCAATGAAGAAGCTGGATGGTGCGCGAGCGGCCCGCCGCTTTGGTGCCTGCGGTGCCGACCGTGTAGCCGCTGTCGAGGGTATCGAAATACAATTCCTTGGCGTTGGCGTGCTGTGTCGACGGTCGCAGCGGGCAGTGCTTGTGAAACCGCAGCACCATGTCGAACAGGTTGTCGGTCGCCTCCTGCTCGTGCGTCAGGATGTAGGTTTGCACGCCGTGGTTCAGCGTCGTCTTGTGGAAGAACCGGCCGCCGACATACGTCGATCCACCGGTTTGCCGGCCCTTGCCGACCAGCACCCGCACGCGGCCGGTGCGCGCCTTATGTGCCTCGATTTTCTGGTGCAGGAAGCGTTGCGCGCGGTTCCACTTGAACGGGACGATGCTGCCGCTCTTGGTGCGGATCTTCAGGCATTCGAACGAGTAGAGTTCGATGTCATTCGTGAGCAGCTTCAGGCCGTCTTCACGGAGCTTCTGTTTCGTCTGCTCACGCGTGCGCGGCATCGGCTCAGTCGTCCCCCGGCTTTTTCAGCGCGGCGCGGCGGCCGAGGCGCTCGAGCAGGGCTTCCAACCCTTCGTCAACGGAATGCTCCATCGGCTGCGAGGGCTTGCCGTAAGCCCGGTCGAGCAGCGTATCGAGGCAGCGATGTTTGACGGTTTCGTTCGACACGGCGCGGTGGGGACTATCAGGGTCCGGCGGCTCGAGGTCCGCCATGATCGCCAGTGCCTTCAGTGCGTGCGGTGCCCATTTCTGAGCGACTTGGCGGACTTGGCCGACCTCATCAGCGCTGGCCGGCTTCGCCCGCGGTTCCTTGTTACGCGAGCCCTTCGGGCGGCCGGCACCGGGCCTTCGGCCGCCTGTCTTGGTGGCCACTCACCCCCGCGGCTTCTCTTGGCCCGAGCCCAGCCACCCCTTCGGGGGATCGCGGTCGAGCATGTGCGGATCGGCGGGTGCCGAGGACTCGATCTTCATGCGGCTGCTGCCTGGACGCGAACCGGAGCCGACCGCCGTGTTTTGCGACGCGCTGGATTGCGGGGGCGCCTTGACGGTGCCTTTCACCGGGGAACCGAGTGCACTCATGGCGCTTCTCCTGGCCGGCACGAACCGGCGGTTTGCTGCAAACGGGCCGAACCGTAGGGATCACCACCGGAAATTGCAAGCATGGCGCGCGTTTGCCTACAGCAGGCCGGCAATGTTGGCCCACCATGGTTCGTCCGTCGACGGCTTCGCCATCGCCAGTTTGGCCAAAACGTTCTGTGGGGTGCCCTGTCGCGCCGTGTGTCCGCCCGGCACATTCCCCCCGCTCGATGCGAGATACGGGCCGGGGCGCGGGTTGAAGATCTGCGCTGGGGTGAACGGCGTGGCACCCGGACCACCCATCGCGATCTGCGAAGCCGCTGACCAGGGACCGGCGTCGGTGATCGGTAGGCCCGTGTTGCTGTCGTATTCCATCGTCGGTCCGGCGTAGCCGTATCCCACGCTCGCGGGTCGCGCGCCCGGTTGTGTCGTGGCGAGGTTCCACGCCGCGTTGGTCTGGTTGTAGGGCGCCTGGGGCGAGCCCGGTGTCTGACCGACCGAGGGGATCGGCTTGCCCGAGATCAGCGCCTGCCAGCTTGCCTGCGAGGCGCGCGTCGGATCGTAGGCGTTCTTGCCCTCCACCTCGGTGACCGGCACCACGCGGCCATCCGGCGTTCGCATGTTGAACTGGGCCGTCGCTGGCTGGACCCGTTTGATGTATTCCAGCGCGTAGATACCCTGGTGCAGGCGATCGTCCTGCGACAGGCTATCGTTGTTGGCGTTGAAGTTGTGGAGCACGCCCTCAAGCTGTTCTGTGGTCATGTTCTGCGCGAGGCCCGCGGTCGACGCGTACGGATTGATCGGCGCCGCCATTGCGTTTGACTGCGGTTGAGAGGACGGACTTGCCTGCGGTGCTTGCGCCATCACATCCACCCTGTTCAGAAAATCCGTCCGGCGGCAATCCCGGTCAGCAGCCAAGCGAACAGCCGGTAATATGCCCAACAGAACACGACCATGGCCAGGGCGCCGAACACCATGGCGAAGGTCAGCTTGTCACGTCTGGCCATTGGTCCATGCCCTGACCCAAGCCCCCAGCAGAAAAAATGCCGCGCCTTCACCGAACGCGAACATCGTCGTGTCACGGGTTATCGGGTGGGCCAGCCACATCCAGTAAACCATCGCCATCACGCGACGCCCTTCAGCCGGCAGCTCCAGCACGCGCAGCGCACGGGCTCGCCTCGGCGGATCAGCATGTCTCCTGCGCTCGCTCGCACATCCAGGCTGCCAGGTGCGATGAACGTCGCCGGCGCTTGGCAGTGATCGCAATGGAAGCTGGAAACCGGGACCAGGAGCGGCGCGTTAACCGGCAGCGAGTGTGCGGGCAGCGACATGGCCGGATCATAGGCCGCATGTCCCCTCTTGCCACCTCATTTGAGGTCGGAAAAACGGACATCGTGCAGATTATGCACGAACTCATGCATCAACCGCGTCCCGACATCTTCTCGCCATCCGCATCAACCACGAAGCCGGATGGATCAACGTAGACGTTTCCGACGTCGCACAGTTCGCCATTGACCGTGATGGTCCGCGGCCCGTCGACATGGATGCCATGAGCCACGAGATAGGCGCTGATCGCGATGGCAACTTCTTCGCCGGTCAGGTGTATATCCACCCCTGGACCGTATCTGGTCGTGCCCCTGCCACGTTCTATTCTCATCGCGTTGCCCCTTCGATCGCCTCGGTGAACTGAACGGCCGCGAGATACGTCACCAACAGGATCAGCACGCCGGTCATGTCGTTCGCCTCTGCCGCTCCGTCAGAAGGTCCAGGTCCTCGATCGATGGCTCGATCTGGCAACGCAACCCGTTCCACGCATACGACCACGCGCCGCGCAGATAGGCGTCTACCCACGCCTTATCGCTGGCCGACGCTCGGCTCTTTCGCCAGTGCGCTTTCACCCAATGGAGCAGAGCTGCGCGCCGTCGCTTGCCTGGGGGAATGTCGCGCAGCCTAAACGCCTCGCGTATGCCAGTCGCTTCGGTCGAAAAGCGCGCACGCGGACCAGTTCCCTCGCCCAACAAGACGCTCCACAGGTAATACCGCCGCAGCGACATGCCGCCGGTCCAGCGGAGTATTTCCGCTGCGAACTTCTCATCGTGACCGGTTGCCCCGCGGTCGCCGTACCAGCCGGGATTGGGGCCATAATGGAACAACGGCGAACCGCTCGGCCCTGTTTGGCTCACTGTGCCGAGCGGATCAATGACGCGTGCGCCCTGCAAGAGCAGCGGCTCTAGGACGGACATAGATTGCCCGTTCGGCTCGGTGACCATGATCGCGTGTTCAATCATGCGCGGGCCAACCAGCTTCAGCTTGCCGCGCCATCGCTTCGGATCAAGCGTCCTGGTGCGCGCGAATTGCCATGACCCGGGCTGCCATTCGAGCCTTTCATTGGTGATCTGATGCGCAAGGCATACATCGACGGGCCAAAACGGCAGATCGGAGGCGTTGTCCCCGAGCAACACGATGTCCTCACTGTCGCCAGCCATCAATTCGAAGCCGTCGAAATGCTGTGGGGACAGATGGTGATGGCGCCACTGTGCCCTGGATAAGCTGCCTCTTTCCACTCGATCGCTGCAGATCAAATGCGCCAACGCTTCCAGCGTTTCGTCGAGGTTAGGATTGATCATCTCGCCTCTGCCATCTGTCGATTGCCGCTTTGCTGGTCGGCGTGAACCCGGCGATGACCGCCTTGCCCCCGACCGGGCCGATGTTCAGGCGCCCGGTTGGTATGCCCAGCTTCTTCGCCCGGCGCAGCGCTGACTTCACCTCCACGCCGACATGATCGCTGGTCTCAAGCCAGGACGCGCCGGCCCGCCGCATCGCGCGCAG